CGGCGAAGCTGTAGAAGATGCTGCTAATGATGTAACTGGAATCAACAACGAGTACGGTGAAGAAACAGAATTTGCTAACTCTTGTGGACTTATATTCCAGAAGGAAGGAGCTGGTATTGTTGAAGCTATTGGACCACAGGTTCAGGTAACTTCAGGTGATGTATCAGTTGTTTACCAAGGTGACGTAATCTTAGGTCGCCTAGCTATGGGTGCTGACTACCTCAACCCTGCTGCATGTGTCGAGCTTATTGCTGGTGCTGCTACAGGTTCATCAGGTAACGCTGCATTCTAATGCGTACAGATATGGAGGGCTTCGGTCCTCCTTTTTTTTATTTATAATTATGCCTTTTCCAACCACAAATGCTACAAAAGAACTACCCGCTATAAATCAAATACTATCCACATGTGGGCAGGCTCCTGTAACCACCCTAGATCAAACCAACCCGGACGTTGCGATTGCTTATGATACGTTGTTACAGGTGACTCGTGAAGTTCAAGCGGAAGGTTGGACATTTAACAGTGAGTTTCATTACGAATTTACCCCTGACACCAACAAAGAAGTTTTAATTCCAAACAACATACTACAAATTAAACTATCTAAAAACTCTGCTAACATGCAGTATGATGCTACACGTAGAAACGGTAAGCTATATGATAGAATACATCACAGATATACTTGGGACGATCATCTTGAAGGTCTCGAATGTGATGTCGTATGGGAATTTGATTGGGTAGATATACCAGAACCAATACAAAATAGTATGGTAACAAGAGCAGCTACTATGGTGTCTCAAAGAATTGTAGGAGACACAGCACAGTACGAAATGCTACAACAACAAGAAGCGTACGCTAGAGCATTAGCTATGGAGTACGAAACCAAGCAAGGACAGTTCACTATATTTGGACATCCTTATGACAAGACTAATTCCTACCCAGCTTATCAACCCTTTCATGCTTTAATGAGATAATGCCAGCAGTAACTCAACGAATTGACAACTACCTCGGCGGAGTATCTAGACAATCAGACGACAAGAAACTGCCCGGTCAAGTCCGAGAGTGTCTAAACGGCTACCCTGATCCTACTTTTGGTTTAACTAAAAGATCAGGATTCAGATGGATTAAGAACCTAGGTACAGGTACTACCTATGATGGTGGTAAATGGTTCTACATTGCTAGAACTACAGACGAACGATATATTGGAGTTATTACTCCGAAACCTAACAGTGGTTATGGTAGTATAGCTATCTGGAACGTAGACGGTACAGTATGTAACGTTACTATGGATACAAGTACAACTGTAAATGCTGTAAACTATCTTACAGGATCTAGATTAAATTATTCTATACTTACTGTACAAGATACTTCAGTTATTGTAAACAACTTACAGACTGTAGCTAAGATAGCTGATCCTGTATTTATACAAAGAACTCGAGCTACACTTATACTAAGTGAAACAGCTATAAGTTCTACATATAGTATAACTATGAATGCTGGAGGTGGTGCATCAGATCAGACATTTACTACAACTACAAGTAGTAGTGAAACTTATGATGGACTACTTACAACTTTAAAAAATGGTATTGATGCTTTTAATATCTCAGGATTAACAGTTACTAAGTTCCAAGGTACACTTGAACTAAGTAGAGTTGTAAGTGGTACACGTACTGCATTCTCTATTACTTGTAAAGGTGGTGCGTTAAACAATAAACTAACTGTATTCCAAGATCAAGTAGACAACGTAGCACAGTTACCAGTACAATCTTTTCATAATCATGTAGTAAAAGTTATTAATACATCTTCTGATAAAGATACATACTTTGCTAAGTTTGTAGCTGATGACGGTATATCAGGAACTGGATTCTGGGAAGAGACATTAGATCCTAGTAAATCACCCGGTCTAGACGCCTCTACAATGCCTCATGAGCTAGTTAATACAGCTCTCAACCAGTTTACATTTAGACAGTTTACATGGGATCCTAGAACTGTAGGAGATGATGTAACAAACTCTCACCCCAGTTTCGTAGGTAATAAAATACAACAAGCATTCTTTCATAATAATAGACTAGGTTTCTTATCTAATGACAATGTGTCTATGAGTCAATCTGCAAAGTATTTCAATTTTTATCATACTTCAGCTCAGATAATCACAGATGCAGACCCTATTGATATTAGTTCTTCTACTATACGACCAGCTAATTTACACGCTATCGTACCTACAACTCAAGGTTTGGTGCTCTTTAGTAAAAGCCAACAGTTTTTATTAAGATCAGCAGACAGAGTGTTAACACCTTCAACTACTAACATTACTCCTATATCTAACTATGATGTAGACGAGCATATAGATCCAGTTGATATGGGTACAAACATAAACTTTATTAGTAAGACACCAAGTTACACACGTGTATTTGGAATGATTACTAGAGGTCAGGACGAGAACCCACAGGTACTTGACGTAGGACGTGTTGTAAACGAATGGATACCAGAGTCTATAGATACTCTTATAGCTAGTCCTCAGAACCAGTTTATAGCTATGTCTGACCAGAATAGTAATAAGGTCTATTTTTACCGTACATATAGTGATGGTAAAGATACACTTGTACAGGCTTGGTTTAACTGGGAGCTACCCGGAACAGTACAATCTATCGCTATCGACACTGATGACTTACTAGCTGTTACAAAACAGGCTAACCAGTTTACATTATCTAAAGTAAGTCTAAGTCAGAGTCCAGAAGACGCTATTATTGTTAACAACGATGGACAAAAGATTAACCCCTGTATCGACTTATATGCTGCACCTACTTCTGTGGCTTATGATAGTACAAATAACTTTTCTAAGTGTTATCTACCTTGGAACAATGTTACAGGATTAACACCTGTATTAATTATTAAAGGTACTACAGCTACTGGACAGTTTATTGAATCTGGTTTTAGTGTAGAGCCTACGATTGCATCTGATGGTGGTGGCACATACTTTAAAGTTCATTTTAAAGATCTTACCAGTATAGCCAGTGATGTTATTATCGGATGGAAATTTGACTTTGATGTTATACTACCTAAAACTTATTACTTCTTAGATGAAGAAAATAAAAGATCAGACTTTACAGCTAGTTTAACTATAGCTCGTATGAAATTCATTGTAGGATTATCTGGAGTTATGGGTTTCAAGTTAAAGTCTAAGGGAGTACGTCAAGGTTCAAGACAGTATACAGGAGATGGATCTACTACAGCATACAGCTGGAATGAAGATGATATATCATATACAGATGCTGACCAGATAAAGGTCAAACTAGACGGTGTTGTAACTACAGCTTTTACAGTTACAAACAATACAACAATTACTTTTAACTCTGCACCCGGTAATGGTGTGGATATACTTATCTATCTAGATGAGTGGTATAGTCTTAATGCTACTATCATAGCTGACCAATACTTAGCAAACGATGTCCCTCTTGCAGGCTCTAAGACTTTCTCATTACCAATACATCAAAAAACAGACAACTTCCAATTAAGGTTATTTAATGATTCTCCGTTCCCTGTAGCATTAAATTCAATGATGTGGGAGGGACATTACTCACCAAGATTTTATAGGAGAACTTAACAAATGATATTAGGAGAAATCCCGACTTTAATACTACCCATGTTCGACTTTGCAATACTTCCAATTCTTATAGGTGCAGGCTTAGGAGCTGCCGGAGGAGTAGCTGTCGCTGGTACTATGGCTGGTGTTACAGCAATGACTGGAGCTTTAGTCGGAGGTGGAATAGGAGCATCCGTAGGTGGTCAGATTCACGGTGGTCAACAAGCTGCCAAATCTGCACGTGAACAAGCAGAACTATCGAATGATGCCACAGAACGTCGTTATGTTTACGACATGGAGAAGTGGGAACTTGATAAACAATCTATTATAGCTAACAGAGACTTTGCAATAGAAGAGATAGCTACTAAAGCTCGTAACGAAGGTCGTATCGCTGACTATACTGATGCTATGAATGCTCAGAGATATCAGCGTGACTTACAAATTCGTAACAGAGAGCAAGAATCAAACGAAGCACAGTATCAGAGATCAGAAGAAGTCTATACAAAACAATTAGGTCTAAATGCCGTTTCTTATCAAACAGGTTATGAAAGTGAAAGAAGAGCTTTAGAAGAAATATATACTGAACAAGCTTTTGATAGACAAGAAGCTTTCCTCGAGTCCTTATTAAGAGAAGGACAGCTAAGAGCAAGAGGTATGAGTGGACGTACAGCTGCCAAAGGAGGTCAAGTTAATGCTGCTGATTTTGGTCGTCAAATAGCACAGCTTAACGAAGGCTTTGCAAGTGCAGGCAGAAATGCAAGAGCTGTATTTGAAGAACTAGCTACGGATAAAGCTTCAGCAGATTTATCTGCATAC